ATGTCCGATAACGTGTAGTATGTTCCCTTGCCTGTACGGCAAACAAAGCACTTAACCGCATTCCGCAGTTGACCATATCGGGAACCACAACAGGTTGTGCTTTGCGCCGCCAAGTTCGCCCCATCTTCGCTCTCGAACGTCTCGGTATCCCCGCTATACTCGAACCATGCCACACGCCGAAGCCTTGCAGGTCTTCTATGGTTCTCTTCCCGTCGCACTCCTGCTGGTCGCCGTCTACTTCCGCAATGAAACACTGCTCAAGAATATTCTGGAACGTCTGACGGCACTCGAAACGCGCGTGAACGGTATCTATGACTGGATGGTGAAAGTGGAGCATCGCTTAACCGTGCTCGAAACACGCGCTGGCGTCATCTATCACGAGTAAAGCCCCATTCACCAGTCCGCCGGCCACTTCTCCGCCTTGCCCAGCGCTTCGAGAATCGCTTCCCGGATACGCACCAGGTATTTTATCCGTTCTACCGTCAGTTGCTCTTCGAGCAAAACCGAATCGATAAGCGCCGTCACCACACCCCAATCATGTGCGGGAAGTTTAACGCCAATGGCCTTTTCGCTCATCCACCGGCACCCCGCACAAGAAACACCAGGTAACCGAGAATAGAAGCCAGCACCAGCGCTGCCAGCACCGCCACCACGCCCGCGCCTGGCACGAGCAAGGCGCCTAGCAAGAGCGCCGCATCCACAAATGCCACCAGCCCGAGCACCACGACCGTAACGAGTGAGACGCGTGTCATTGCTCAACAGAAATACGTCGCAAACAAATAAATTTCGTAGGTAATGCTCGCTTGAATCACGCCGCCGGTATATTCCGGCACCACGGTAAAGCCGCCGCCGCCCGGATCGAGCCAGCAGACGCCCGGCTGCCAGGCCGGTTTATTCACATTGACGGTGCAGGGTATCCGGATACTCGCCCAGTTCTGCGGCGCCACTGGTGGATTCGTAACGTTGAAAAAAATGCTGCCACTGCCGCCGAGTTTAATCGTAAAGCGCGTGGTACACCAGCAAACCGGTCCGAACCGTAGATACTTGCCATACACAACAGAGGAAGCGGCAATCGTCATACTGCCGCCCGGTCCAAATTGCGGAGTCCAGTCGAGCAAAGCGCCTAAATTCACCTGATCCGGTGCGCTGAACGTGGCCGCGCCATCCAGCCGTAGGCCGCCGGTCACACGCAGACTGGAAGCCATTTCGAGCCAGTCCCCATTCGCCGCATCCGCCACCGTGACACGTGGCCCATCGGGAAAATCCGGCGCCTGAAAATCAAGCGTCATCGTTTTCCCGAGCGCGCTCGTTAGCGTGAGTGCCGACAAATCCGTCAGCGATGCTGGATCGCCTTTATCGCCCTTATCGCCTTTCGGTCCTTGTGGTCCCTCCGGTCCTTCCGGTCCCGGATCACCCTGCGGTCCTTGCGCACCGGTATCGCCGGGATCGCCTTTCGGCCCTTGCGGTCCCATATCACCGGGCGGCCCTTGCGCGCCGGCCGCTCCGGTATCACCCTTCGGCCCCTGCGCACCCGCGGCGCCGGGATCGCCTTTCGGCCCTTGCGCGCCGGCCGCTCCGGTATCACCCTTCGGTCCTTGCGTACCCGCGGCGCCCGGATCCCCTTTCGGTCCCTGCGCACCGGCTGGCCCTGGATCGCCTGGCGGCCCTTGCGCACCCGCGGCGCCGGTATTGCCGGGATCGCCTTTCGGTCCCTGCGGCCCTTGCGGTCCCGGATCGCCGGCCGGACCCTGCACCGGTCCGGTATCGGCCCATTCACTCCCGCTCCACACCCAGAGATGGCCGTTATCTTCCGTGATATAGGCATCGCCCGTTGCCGCGCCCGCGGCCGGCAAATCCGCCGCTGTCGCCACCACACCCTGTAATTCGATGCCCGTTCCTTCCGGTCCTTGTGGCCCTTGCGGTCCCGGATCACCCGGCGGCCCTTGCGGTCCCGGATCGCCCGCCGGCCCCGTGTCACCGGCCGGGCCCGGAGGTCCCTCCGGACCCGGAATGCCGCCTTCTTCGATGAAGGTATCAATCTGCTCCTGCATCGCTTCGACTTCCGCATCCACCGTGCGCATCCAGGTTTCGTACGGTCCAGGCGGTTCGACCGGCGCATCATCGAGCGGCGCCACCACGCGATAGACGAAACCAGGGAAAGTTAATTTTTCGCTCGACGTTTCCACATCGACGCTAGCCGAGCAGGTGCCCGGAACCGAGATTTCACTGCCCACGATGTCATAGGCAATCGAACCGCTCACGGCATCCACAACGCGCGCCGGACTGCGATCGATGACTCCATCCGGCCGCTCGAAATTGAGATAAACAACGGCTTGCTCGCCGATGACATACGGCCGGTTGCGCGCCGTCAGAGACAGCCGCAGCGGATAGGTATCCTGATCGCCGCGGTAGTAAACCAGCTCCGTCGCCTTCGGACATTCCACCGCGTACAGCTCGAGACGTACATCGTAGGGTTTATCTTGTATCATCGTCATCCTTCCCCTTCCGCAGCCTGCGCCAGGTGATACACAAACTTCATCAGGTGCGCGCCCAACTCCGGCGATTCCCGCAACACGACCAGCAGCACCGCGACCGCTTCCCGTTCCGCCGGCGTGCGCGGAAACCAGGTCGCCGTTTCGAAGGCTTTTACATTCAGTGGCGGCCGGATCGGCCCTTCGGTCGGCCGCTTGCGTCCCTGCTTCATGAAGGCCGTCCCTTCTCCTGCAGAACGGCCGGCTCCAGTTCGCGCAACTTGGTACTAATCAATTCGATCAATTCCTGCTCGGCTGGCGTTAACTTCCACGGCTCTCCCTGCAACGTCAGGCGCAGCACGCCGCCGCGCGCGCAGACATGCCGGCACAACTGATGAATGCGCCAGCCCCAGAAACCAACTGGCAGTGTTGTCAGAAAGCACCGGCGCAGCATCATTGCACAAACCCCCGTTCGCGCATGGCCTCGAGCGCCTGCGGATTGATCCAGACCGGCCGGCCGTCATCGTCACACGCCGCATGGAAACCTTCCTGCTCGAGCAGGTGCACGATGCGCCGCTGCATGTCGCGCGTCTGCAGATGTACCGGAACCGCGCAGGCCTCGAGAAATTGATAGACCGAGAGTTCCGGATGCTGCCTGGCGTAGTAACGGATTTTTTCGGACCACGGATCACTCACCAGCCGCGCCTGCTGCTCCCGTTCAAACAGCGCCCGTGTCTCGGCTTTGGGCCACCAGCACACCTGCGCACGAAACAGAGACAGCGCTTCCGCCCAGATCTGCCAGCGATCGCGCTCGAGCGCCGCACGATCGACCGCGCCCGTCGCCACCGGCCAGGCCAGGCGCGCGCCTTCTTCGTACAGATAATGCCGTTCCGCCACCGTTCCGAAAAACACGCACTGCCGCGGATAACTGATCTTGCCCCAGCGCGTATGAGGCGGCCGGTACTGATCGAGCGGCCGCATGAGAAACTGGCGTGCCTGTTCATACTGCAACTGGCGGCCGGCATCGGCCAGCGCCACCAGCCACACGCCGCGCAACTGCTCCGCGGCCGCCTGCCACTCGAAGCGCGAAGGCAGTTGGGCCAAAAGATAGGAGGCGTCGCCCGCCAGCACTTCCGCGGCGCGCTCGAGCTGCGCCGGCTGCGCGCCTTCCAACATCAGAATGCTTTCGACCGCGATCCCTGGCCGGAAGAGACGCGCAATGGCACCCACAAACCAAGCCACCGCGCATTCATCCCAGTACAAAGCCTGATCTTCGGCGTAACGATGTTGCGCCCGCGATTCTGCACCAAAATAGTGCAGAAAAAAATTCTCCTGGAGGCGTTTCACACCATCCCAGCGTTCCGCTTCGATGCGTTCCCGCAGCGGATGCATCGCTTGCGAGCGCGCGACCAGCTCCACCGCGGCGCGCGCCACACCTTCCGGCAGCGTGGGCGTCAAGGTGCGTTGCAGCCACGTCAGGATGGAAAAGAAACGCTGCTCCTCGAGTTCGCCAGCGTGAATGCCGGCCGGCAGGCCTTTCTCGAGCACAATCTTTTCTCGAAACGCGTCATAGCGCAGTTTGCCGGTCCAGTCCGGATGTTCGCGTAAAGCGCACGCTGCATTCGCGACATTCGGATGCGGCCGGCGCAGCCGGTTGAGTGTCAGGCCCTCGCGCCAGACCTCCTGTTCGTTCGCCTGGTCGGCCGCCGCTGCCGCCAGGCCCAGCACCGCCGGCGATTCAATGCGGCCCCAATGCGCGCACCGGGAGCAGTACTCGTCGCCGAAATCGTTGCGTACCCGTTGACAGGTCACCGGTCCGGCATCTGCTAACGCATGCCGGATTTTTTTCTGTGTGTCGCCGCGCCGGTAACCGGCATGCGGCCGGCTAAAGGTATGCGCCGCTTCGTCTCCGTCTTTGGTGCGCGCAACGACCGATAGCATGGCGTACCATTCCGGTTCGGCGAGCGTGGCCGCATCGTCGCGTGTATGCCGCAGCCAGGCGCAACCCTCGAGAATCGGACCCAGCAACGGCGCCGGCCCCTTCGCTTTTTGCTCGGCACGTTCTGGCGCCACTTCTTTTGCGGCCGCCTGGCGCCAGGCTTCCGGCAACTCGGCCAGCGCCACAAACCAGCCCTGCAATCCATCCCAGGTATATTCGAGGCCCGTATCCGGATGGATCGACGGAGGTGCTACGACATACGTGCCGGCTGCGCGCAGATCGACATGCGGCGCCAGGCGCCCGCGCGCTTCGAAATCGACCGGCACACGAAAATAGAAATGCGTGCCGCCGGTTCCCGTCGAAACGGTACGCGTCTCCGGCAGCTTGCCGTACTTCTGCTCGAGCCCGAAGAATTCCTCGCGGCCCGGTTTCGCGTGACTCACATCGACATCGATCACGAGCAGGCCGGCTCCGGCCGCCAGACCGATATTCGCCTGCGGTTCCCGCTGCCACCACTGCCGGATTTGAAATTCATCCGTCGTCGCATCGAGCACGCCGCGGCCGCCTTCGCGTTCGGGAATCAGCGGTACTTTCGCACGCACGCCAAGCGGCAGGACACGCAGCCCGGCCCGCGCATAGGCCAGCGCGGCACGGAGCAAACGGTTCATTTCCGCCATACCAAACCCCTACCCCGCCCGTTCCGCTGCAACCTGGCGCGTCCTGGCGTCAGGATTTGCAGGAGATGGACCGGACTTCGGATGCCGGCGCACCCATTCCTGCAACTGGCGCCGAATCTCGCCATCGATTTCTTCCTGCCGCTGGCCTTGATAATCGAAGGCCCGCCAGTCGGTGATTTGTTCTTCGAACAATTTCGTCACTGCCACCGCCAGCGGAATGAGCGCGTCTTTTCGCGTCAACGTCTCCGGCGCACCTTCCCAGTAAGCAGCCCAGCGCTTCGCGCCGATGGCCACCCGTTCCAGCCGCACCGGCACCGGTTGCGCGAAACGCAGAGCGAGCAGATTGCCGGTCCCGGAGCGCGGCTGCCGGAAGAACGCGCCTACGAAATGGATGTTCGCCGGTACCCCTAAGCGCGGCATCGCTTTAAGAACCCTCCATTCCGCGCCGCTCGCGCCGCCAGGCCTCGAGCACCGCCTGCAGCCGCGTTTCGAGCGCATACCAGTCGAGATCGCGCGCTGCTTCCGGATGAAAGATGGAAGCCTCGCTCACCGCGGTAAATAAGGCCACCAGCTCCGCCGGCGAAAATTCGAGCGCAATCAGTTTTTCATCCGCACTGCTCATAAGCCCGAGGTACTCGCTGCCGTCGTCGCACTCACTTCCGCCGCAATCTGCGCCATGGCATCCGCCAGCGTCGGATTGTAATCACCCACTGTCAAACGCACCTCCGTGGTCGCCGCCCGGTCCGGCATCTGGCTGAGCACGACGCGCTGCACTTCCATTTCTTTCGCTTGCCAGCCGTAGCGCGCCGCCGTCAACCGCACCAGGCCGCCCGGCTGTGCACCGACCGTCCAGCAGACCAGCTCGCCGCGTTCATTCGGCGTCGAGGCGCGCGCCAGATCCGTCTGCGCAAACGTGAGCGCGGTATCGGCATGCGTCACGCGCAGATCGTAATCGACCCACTGCAGCAGGCCGTAACGATCGATCGAATCCTGATCGTAGATATGCGCCGTCACACCATCGCCCACAAACGTGACATCATTCGCCGGCGCAAAAAAATCCTCGCTATAGGATTCGACCCGGAACGACGGCTGGCCGGCTGTATCCGTCAACTCGAGAACCGGTATAGCCGGATTCTCGCCATAGGTAAATAAACCCTGCACATCGATGAACCAGACCCGGCCGGTCGCTTTCGCAACGGCATCCAGAATCTGCGTCACCGTCTGATATTCGAAATTCAGCTCGAGCACCGTCGTGTGCGCAATCGACCCCAGGCGCAGAATGGAAGGCGTTAAGCCGGTACCCGTCAGGACATCGCGGATGATTTGATCGTCGTACCAGCCAAGCGTGGTATAGTCTTTCGTCCAGGTGCGCCCATCGGTGAACAGCCGGTAATCGCGGCAGGCATAGGAAACTTCGACCGTGCCATCGAGCGCGCCCGCATCCGACATAGCGCGCGAAGCCACAAAGCCGGCAAACAGCGTCTGCGGAGCTCCGGCCGCCAGTTGCATCCGCGGCAGCGACCAGGGCGCAAACAGCGGAGCGCCGAGATAGACGGCATCCACGGCAATGTTGAAGACGGTATCCTCCACCGAGAATCCGCACTCAAACCAGATTTCCGTCACGCGCTCGGAATCGAAGGCAGCCGAAGGCGCCGGCAGCCGGTCCGGGCCCAGCTTGTAGAAGATGAGATAGGGATTCGGCAAAGCATCCTGATTACCGGAAATCTGTGAGCCGTACCAGCTCGCGCCCGCGGCATCCACCAGGCGCGCCCGAAAGAACCAGGCGCCGCCTGGCCCGCCTTTCGGCCATTCCACCAGCAGCGACAGATAACAGTCCTGAAAATCGGTCGCCGCGAAATGCGCCAGCCGCACCTGGCCGCTCCCGTTCTTGCGATTGACCTGAATCAGCAAAGTCAGCTCACCCGGTAACTCACGTTAAACATGCATTCGTTGACACCCGCCTCAAACGGGATACCGGCGCCGCCCGGCATACCCATGACCAGGCGTTTATTTGGCGCATCGACCCAGGCCGGCGTCAATAACCACTGCCCGCTTGGCACGAGCAGCGCCGCCGGCGCCAGGATTCCACCGGCAAAACCGGCCGGCGCCAGCGCCAGGCTGACGTAGACAAAAGCATCCAGCGTGCCGCCCAGCGTCACAAAGAAATGCAATTGCATCAGGCATTCCGCGCCGCGCCGCAAGTACTGCGCCGAAACCACCTGCAGCGCGCTCGCCGTCATGGCGCCCGCGGCCGTAATGGTAGGCGTGTAAGTTTGCCAGTCGGCGCCGAACTTGACCGTATCCGGCAGCGTGACGATTCCCGTTGCCGTGAAATCGCCGACATTCGTTAAGGCATAGCCACCGGCATCCACATCGCCGCCCCAGAGCTGCAGGTTCTCGAGCAGCGCGTTGTACTGATTCGCGGTCGAAGCTTCACCCGCTTGCACCGGCGCCGGCCAGCTCATTTTTCACCCTCCGGTGCCCAGGGAATCAGGCCTTCCCAGATTTCCGAATCCGACTTTTTACCGAAGACGTGCAGGCCATCGGCATCCGCCACAAAATTCACCGCGCCGATCGGTATCGTCTGCTCCGGCGGATCGGTTGCCGGCTCCGCGGCTTGTGTTTTCGCGGCGCGCATGTGCGCGCGAATCTCAGCGAGCGAAGCGCCCGAGCCATGCGCTACCCAGGTGAGGCCGCTCACATTGCCGGAGGCATAGATATTGCCTTGCGTACGCATGTTGCCGGTTGCCGGGTAAAACGTAGGATCGGGCGCAAACTGCCCGTTATTCAGAATCTGGAAGTAATTCGTGGCCGTGCCGGATTTGGTCATGTAAAAATCCGTCGCACCCGTGATGCGCCCGCCGACCCAGATCGCGCCGTTGATTGCCAGCGAAGCCGTCGCGCCGCCGCCGAAATTCATCGTCGGTTGCGCACCGTTGAAGGAGAACCCCATGAGTTTGCCCGAAGCACTCAACTGGAAGGGACTCGAAAACGTGCAGACACCGTTCGCTGTGTTTGCCGCGAAACCATCGCATTTGATCGGGCTCGTAAAGTGCACGGAACCATCCCCGCCACTGGCCGCAATCGGCGCATCGTTTTGCATGGTCAGATTCACGCTGGCCACCACGCCGCCGCCGGTAAATTGCACCGCCGCGTTGTCGAAATGGATGCCGCCATTCGCGCGCACGAGCAGCGGCTGCCCGATCGCCGCATCCGCCGCACTGGGAGAGATTTGGATAAAGGAACCCGCCGAGCTCTGCGCCGCCAGCGCCTGGCCCACCAGCCCGCCTGCCACTGTCGCGCTATCCGTCGTCGTGAGCTTGCGCACGCGCAGATCGCGCTCCGCGCCTTCCGCGCTGCAGAGCTTCACCGTCTTGGCATCCGCGCGCAGAAACCCGACTTCCATCGATTCCGCCACCAGGTCATAACCTTCCGTCCAGCCGAACCAGCCGCCCACCGGCATCACGAGTAACGTCTGCTGCTGCCGGCCATAGGCATACATCCCTGCCACAATTTGACCGGCCGAATAGTCGGCAAAGAAGCCCCAGCCCGGATCGCGCGTATCGCCGTTCGATCCGAAGGAATATTTATGCGCACCCGCCTGCCGGTTTTCACAGACGATGTAGGTCACGCTGGCATTCGAGGTTACCGTCATCGGCGTACCGTTGCTATCGCCGCCGTCCGCCACCATTTGCTTCGCGGACACCTGCGCCACATTCGAGACTTTGTAGTTGCCGGCATCCACATCGCCGCCCCAGGTCTTGAGCGCAGCCACCAGCGCGTTATATTGCGCGGCCGTCGCCGTCTGCCCCGGTACGACTGTGCTAGGCCAGGCCATTCTGTGCCACTCCGAAAAGCTCCGGCTGCAACTCCGCGGCTTCTGCTTCCATCAACACCAGCAAGCGATCGCCCTCGAGATGGCAGCGGCCGCGAAAGCCCTGCTGCTCCGCGAGCAGTTGCAGCGCGCCTTGTATCGCACCCTGCGCCATCGCGATCACTTCCCGCTGCCGGCGAAAGAACGCCTGCTCGGCCGCACTCAATTCGTATGTCTTCAGGCCCATTGTGAATCCTGACTCGAGGGATGCGCTTCATCCGCCCACAGGAAACCATCCCAGGCCGTTCCCTGCGGACACCAGGCCCATTGCGCATTGGCAATGTTCGCGCCATCCTCCCAGGTGGATTGATCCCACTTCTTGCAGGTCAGCGGTTGAAACGGCGCCAGACTGCCGGCGTAGGAATCGGCCGCAAAGGGAGGCAACTGGATACCCGCCGGATACGTGCGGCCGCACAGCCAGATGGAATCGAGACGCAGTGTGGCCAGTAACGCGCCCAGCGGCACATCCTCGGCCGCCGTCACGCGAAACCCGAATTCAGTCAGGCCGGCCGGCGTCAGTGGTTGCACTTGTGTCGGCGCCAGGCGCAGGCCGGCCGCCGCCCAGCTATGCGTTTCCGGAATCAGAACGCGCGCCGGCGCCGTCCATTCGTTCCCTGCTGCATCTTTAGCATAGGCCAGCACATAGAGTGCCGGCTTCGCCGTCGTCGCATACGTCACCGAGAACCAGCCCCAGAACACGAAGCCGTTGCCGTTCTCCGGCCAGGCGAAGGAATGCACGAATTCCACCGGCGCCGTCTGCGTGGCCGGCGTCCAGTCCGTCGCCGCCGAACCGATCCCATAGGCCGATTCGGTCGCATCCAGGCGCAACGGCGAACACTCGCCGCGCGCCTGCCAGGCGGCCAGGTCGGAGGCTTCCTCGAACCCCCAGTTCGCCACTTCCGCCCGGCACTCGCGGCCGTCAATGCGCACCTTCGAAAGATTCGTGATCCAGGGACCCGGCCCGGCCGAATGAATCGCGAAATTCGCCGAGGTGGAAAACTGCGCATCGAGCGCAATCATTGCGTCATACCAGGAATCGAGCCGCGCACCGTTGATGAAGATGTCGAATTTCATCGCACAATCCCCGCCATCTGCAAGGCGTGCACAATATCCTGCGAGACCTGCTCCGTCGTGGGCCCCACCTGCACATGCATCGTGACATTCGGCCGCAGCGCGCTTGCCGTCAGCGCCGCGCGAATATCGTTCAGCACCGTCACCACCGGCGAAAAATCAACCGAGAAACTCGACACATCCACCGGCACGCCAGTCGAAGGCGCCAGTTGAATGCCGCGAATCGCATCGGTTAACGACTGCACATTGAAGGCGCCGGCCAGCGCCGCAAGCTGCCCGGAAATGTCGGCAAAGCCCGTGCGCATATTATTGAAGCCGCGCGAAAGCTGGTCCCAGAGCTGGCTGCCCCAGTGCGTGATGTCGCCGCGCAGACCAACCACCTGGTTCTGCGTATAAGCCTGAAACTCGACATACAAATCGTGCACGGCCATGTAGGTCATGAAAACGCCCTGCTGGATGTTTTCCTCGATCTTCTGCGTGCCGCGCGTCTGAAAGATGCCGATGATGCCCGTCACCGCCGACACCGCGCCGGTAATGGCGGAGAACGCACCACCGAGGCCTCCGAGAGCACCGCCACCGCCGCCCGCGGCGCCGCCTGCCGCGCCGCCCGCTTTCGCCGCCGTCTGCGCACCGCCGCCCAGGCCGCCGAACAGATCGCCGATCCCTTTGAAAGCTTTCGTGACTTCGCCCAGCGCCGCCGTCAGTCCATTGCCGCCGATCAGCGAGCCGATGAATTTCTGAACCGCCTGCACGCCCTGCTGCACGAAAATCTGGGTAAACATCTTGCCGATCGACTCGAGCATGGACTTTGTCAGTTCGCCAAAACTCTTGTCACCGGTCCAGAGCGCATCGGTGATATCAGAGGCCGTCTGTCGCACCAGGCGCGTGATATTTCTCTGCGCATCCTTCCACATCGAATCTCGCTGCTCGAGCGCCGTGGCCGTTTCCTTCGTGCCTTTTGTCAGAATCTGGCCATGTTCATCAGCCGATTTTCGGACTTGCGCGCCCAGCTCCGCCAGCGCCTGCTGCTGATCCTTCGACAGCTTGAACCAGTCCTTCGAAATCGTCTGCGTGATCGAGTCCCAGGCCGCCTGATTGATACCCTTGATTTCTTCGGTAGACGTGCCGGCCATCGAAACCTGTTGTTTCCAGCCCTCGCGCACGTTGTAAATCATGTCGTCAATTTGCTTGTCCGTCGCAAATTTGATGGACTCGGTTGCCTGGATCACCTTTTCGGCGCCGGCCATCTGATCCTTTGCCAACGCGATGGTTACCGCATCCGCTTCCTTGTACGTCGGTATGAGCGCCGCCACCGAATCATTGATCTTCTGCGCCTGCGCCGCCATTTCGGCCGCATGCTGCTTCTGTGCGTCATACACACCCTGCATGTTGAACTTTTTTGCAGTGTTCTCCGCGGCTGCGCCCAGCGCGTTCAGATTGTTGGTTTGATCTCTCGTGTTGTCGCCCAGCAGCTTAAAAGCTTTAATCTGCTCGATGACTTGCTGAATGAAAACTTCGTTGCGCTTCGTCGTTTCCGCAATCGCGTCGCCCATCCCCTTAAAGGGACTGTTGACGTTATCGTTCAGAGCAGTGCCGATTTCTTTCGCTTCCGCCGTGATGTGATTGCGAAAGTATTCCGCCGACATCTGCAGCAGGGCGAAGCCCTGCTTCATGGAATCCGGCAGCTTACTCGCAATCTTGTCCCAAACATCCTTTATCGTGTTCAGTTCGCGCCGCGTGTTTTCAACAATCATCTGGCCGTACTGCGTCGAAAGTTCCGCCAGCTTTTTAAAGAGCACCTCCGCCACCGCTGCAAACAGCGAAATGGAGTGAATCATATTCGACAGCGCTGCATTCCAGTTTTTCTGCCAGAGGTCTCCAGCCTTCGCATTGTTATCCAGCGATGTATCGACCAGGCCCAACCCTTTCGCAATCCCTTCGAGCACGCCGCCGATAAACGCCTTCACGTGCTGAAATCCTTCGTTCAGCACGCCGAATAGTTTCTGCGCGGCCGATTGCAGAATGCCCGATTGCAGGAACCATTGCCCAAATGCCGTAACCCACTTGAGCGCCTCCATCACCCAGCCGGAAAGCTTTTGAATCGCAGGCCCCAGCAATACGTTGAAGGCCTGCGCCAGCGCTTCTACGCCCTTACCGGCCGCCTCGGAGAATGCACTCTTCACGCCGCTGAGCGTCGCGTTCAAGCCCTTCATGGCTTCCGAAGTCGAGAGCGCTTTTACTCCGGTATCGAGCAGCCAGCCACCTACTTTTTCGACAATTTGCAGGCCGGCGAAACCCGTTGCCGCACCCGCCGCCAGCGTGGCGATACTGCCAAGCGAAGGAACGAGGCGTGTCGCTACGCTACCGAGCGAGGAAAGAAAGCCGCCGGCACTGCTGGACTGCTTTGCGGTGTTCTCGAGCGCCGCGCCTGCCGTCTGCGCCGCCTGACCCACCGCCGCCGTTTTCGCCGCTGCTTCCGTCGCGGCCCAGGTCGAGGCCTTGAACGCTTCCGTTGCCTGCGAGGTAGCGCCGGCTGCCTTCGTTTCCGCTGCGGCCGTCGCAGCCGCCGATTCCGCTACTTTCTTAGTCGATTCCGCGGCCGCCGCCGCATTCGCCGAAGTCGCCGCCAGTTGCGTATTGGAAGCATTCAGCGCTGCATTCAGCGCCGACATGGATTGCGTCGTTTCGACATTCGCCAGATTCGAGGTTTTGACTGAAACGGAAAGCGCATCGAAGGACTTCGTTGCATTCGCGGCCGATGTCTGAATAGAATTCACCGCCGTATCGGTGACCTTCTGCGCTTCCGCGATCGAACGGTTATAGGCGTCCGTCACCGCGTTCAGGACGATATTGACGGTACGGTTCAACCCTTCAGCCACGGCGCGCCCCCGGCAAACTCAGAAAATAGGCCTCGAGCTGCCGGCCCGTCGGCATCTGCGGCGCCCGCCGCCGCGGCTGCAGCTCCATCGGCACATCGTCCGGCTTCGTCACCAGGAAGGATTCAACGGTCACCTCCGGCGCATCCTTCGTGCGATTCGCCTGATAGGTCAAATAGAGTAACTGTGCCATCATCAGCTCCGAATAGCGATTCTGTTCCTTCCACTGCTCGATGAGCGCCTCGAGTTCCGGCCGCGTCAGCTCCCAGAATTCCCACTCGTGAAGGCGGAGCCGGTAACGAGCGAAGGCCCGGAGCCGCTCCCACTCGTGAAGGACGGAGCCGCCAGGCCGTTGACTGGTTCGGCCGGCCGCTCCGCTGCCGCCGGCTCCGTGGAAGGGTTCGCCGTACCCATCGCTTCCGCCACGCAGGCGTTGTAATACGACAGGTTCTGCATTTCAATCAGCGAGCGCAGCGCCTCCAGCGTCAAATCGGCATGCTCATGCCGCAGCCCCAGAAATAACGCCTTCGCCACCGAATCGAGTTCCCGCTGCGGCAACTGCTGCAGCTCGAGCACATCCGCCAGCGTGTAATACAAATAGCGCGGCCGTTCATCGGCTAGAACGATTTCGACCCGCTGCAGGATCTTTCGTTTTCGTTCCGGCATATGTGTTACGCCGCCCGCTCCAGATTCGTACCGCGCGAGGCGTCGAGCGTATCCGGCGCGCCCGTCCGCGAAACCGTCACATCGCCGTACTGGCGCAGCGTGCAATTCAGTTTCATCGCGCTCGCACCCGAGAAAGCTAACGGTAATGCCGTGACAAAAGCCGCAAACGTCACCACCAGCGTTTCGCCTTCGGCATAGTCCGTCTCGATCTTGAACGGCCGTATCTCACGCGTCTTACTCAAATGAATGAGGCCGGTGACTTCGTTATGCGTCGGATCGTCCGGCCAGTAATTCACCACCAGCGCGATATCGGCCGGCGTCGAGAGTCCCGGAATCTGCAAGGTAACGCGCGAGGCATTCGCCAGGTTATTCACATCGAGCATGGAGACCGAAGGCGAGGGAATCGTCAAACTCTCGACGTTCGAAATCTCCTGCCAGGTCGGCTCCGAACTGGAATCGGTACAGGTGCCGAGAAACACATGCGAAGGCATCGGCACAAAGCCGCCCGGCGTCACGGTCGGATCGACCGCAATCTGCGAACAGATACTGACCGCGGTCAGCGTAATCGCGGCACCGGTCGTATGCGCCGCCGCCGCCGTGCCCTGCTGCGCGCGCACCACCGTATAGGCATTGCCGGAACCCCCGGTTACCTTCATTTTTTCGGTTTCCACCAGGAGCGTATCACCGGTTTTGACAGGATCATGCCCGACATTCAACTGGATGTTGGTATCGGTATCCGAAATATCGGCCGCGAGTGTGATAGCCATCACTTTGTTTTTCTCCCTTCACAGAAATAGAATTTGCACGTTAACCGTTGCTGCGCGAACCGTGCCTTCCGCGCGCGTGAACTGCACCAGATTCACAAACGTCTGCATGCGCCGTTTGCCAATAAACAGGCATTGATTCTCAAACAGCAGATTCAGCAGTGTGGCAATCTCGCGCACCTGCTGGAATCCTTTTTCCGGATCGGCATCGTTCGAATACGCGCGCAGCACCTGCTCGGCCCAGAGCTGGCGCGAGGTATCGACCGCACGATCCGAGCGCGCCGAAAACGTATCGAAGAGAACGTAGGGATAGAGCGTGGCATCCGGCACGTAATCCCACACCCCGGAAACGATGGCCGTTAGCTCATCGGAGTTTTTCAGCCGGTCATACATCACCTGCTGCAGCGCCAGAAAATCGATAATCATGGCCGGTCCACTCCCAGCTGCTCGGCCAGGCGCAGATCGAACTGCTCGAGTTCCCGCGCGACCGCCACCTGCAGAAACGGATGCGGCCGCACAAAGCGCGTCCCGAAAATCACGTAACTGGCATACGGCACCGCGGCCGTGATGAGAAACTGGCCGGCAGCCGGCCGCTCCGCGTAGACATTTGCCCGCAACCGGCCGGTACGCACCGGCGCCATCGCCGCCGCCATGCGCGCCGCGTCCTGCGCCACTTGCGCCAGGTCGGCACGCACCAGCTCTGGCAATCCGTCCAGGGTTCGAAACAGGCTATCCACCTCGTTCACGCAATCCCTTTCCCTTCCCAGACCGTCAGCACCTGTTCGCGGTTGCGTTCATCACGGTTATAGAGCGCCGTAATATTGAGAATGCGACCGCGATAGAGCAACCGCATGGTCGCATCCAGGTCCGTGCGATGACGTAAGCGGATCTGCCACCAGACACGCGACTCCATCTGTTCCGCCTGCGCAATCTCGAGATTCGATTTCTGCTCGAACTTCGCCCAGGCATAGGTCACATGCTGCCAGTCGAGCGCCACGGCATCCCCGGTTGCGCCCGCTACCGCCACCGGCCGCTGCACTTCGACATAACACCGTAATTCGCCTGCACGCATAATCAGGAAAACTCAAACCAGCGATCCGACAGCAGACCATCGAGAAAGGGAACCGTCTCGAGCTTCGCTTCGCTCACTTCCTCGCGATTCTCATAGAGCGCACCGATGCGCAACAGCAGCCAGTTCTGCACATCGGCCGGCACATCCTCGGCCAGCGTGCCGTAACCCGCCCGGTAACGCACCCGTAGCAGGTCTTCCGTCACTGCTTCGAAATCCAGATCGCCGCACCCGCAGTTGCAGCCGCCGCAGCACGAGCCGAAAATGCCGGCATTAAAAATCAGCCGGCCCGGCGTGGTGTAAATTCCATCGCTCGTCTGCTCAATCCGGTAATCCGTGCCGGCCTGAAGCGTTTGATTGCCATAGGTCACCCGCTCCACTCCGAGCAAATTCGTCCAGGGCAACTCGAGCAGGCAGCAGCCGCAGCGCGTACCGAGTTCCTGCGGATAGCAGGCGCATTCATACGTGGTATCGATCAGCGCCAGGCGCAGAAGTTTGGTTGCCGTGCGCACCGCCGACTGCACGAGCGTCTGCATGACATACAACTCTTCCGACGATTCGATAACGCCCAGTTCTTCCAGGCGCAAGTGACGCGCCACCTGTTCCCAAGTCACCGGTAGCGTCGTCGGAGCTGCAATCAACGTCGTTTTCATAGCCTTCTCATGAAAATTCGGGAGAAGCAGGCAAGACCAGGCGCTGCCCGCCGGTCCTGCCCGTTCCCCGCCCGATGCCGGTCTCTGTTTAAAAGAAGCATCGGGAAACCCTTCCTTTTAGCGCCGCTCTTGTTCTTCGTCAGCATCCGGTTTCCGTTCCGGTTCCGGATACGGTTCCGACCGCCGTTGCGGATCAGGCTCCGGCCGCGGCTGCGGTTTTGGTGGTTGCTGTGTACCCATCGGTTTTTACCTCCCTTCCCGGCGCCGCTGCGCCGCTGCTTCTTCCGCCCGTTCATTCGAGCGCCGCGCACTCGTCACCGTCGGATGTTCCCCGGCCGGCGCTGCGCCCTCGATCGGCGGTTGCGGCCGCTGTGTCCCGGCTTCCGCCTGCGCCTGCTGCCGCTGTTGCGCATTCTCGTAATGCGCTTTCGTCACCCCGTTGCCGGGAGGCGTGACCACATCGGCGCCCAGCAGCACATAGGGCGAACGCTGTCCGCCCGACTTCGTCGTAATGGGAGCCTTAAACCAGGGCGTACCGCCCACGCGAATCACAAAGCGGAAACAGGTGATGTCGTAATCGAACCAGAGATGAATCGAAATATCCTGCTTGATGCCGCCCGTTTTCGTGGCCGTCAGATAGGATTTCAGATCGACCAGCGCGATATCACCGGCTGTACCCAGCGCCGGCGCCACATCCGTCACCAGGATCGGCCGCCCCATCAGCGTGCCGTACGGCGCCGCCGATAAACCGCCCGGCGGCAGATAGGCCGGAAAACCTGTAATCGTGTTTCCGACACCGCCCGTCGGAATCGGAAAATAGAGCGACAAGAGCGCTGCCTGGCCCTCCTGGCTGGTGATCCAGACACCCGACCGCGAGGCGGAATAGAACGCCGTCCACATCTGAAAAATATTGGCCACCGTGATCGTCCCCGCAGCTTGCGCAGCATCCCGCGGCACGGTCACTGCCGCCGGCGAAGTATAAATGCCCTGCGGCTCCCCGGTACCGGTTCCGTTCAGAATGGCATCGTTGATTTTGTACTCCATCTTTTCCGGAGCCTTGCGCCGCAGCAGTGCCGCCAGCGCCGGCGCATCCTCCAGCAATTCATCCGAGACTGGCACCAGCACATACAGCTTGTTCAGCGATACCGTCACCTGATCGAGCGCCAGTTTGGAATTTTTCTTGAGCGCGCATTCCTTATCCCAATACGCCTGAATGCCCGCGACCGTATCCCAGGGAGTCGAGCTGTCAATCGGCACGATGACGCGATTACTCGATGTCGTGATGTTATCGGTCAAGGGCAAAAGCGAATCCTCCGCCATCAGCAGACTTTGAATATCCGTTCGAAAATCCGGAGGTACCGCATAGCCGCCATCCGCATTCACGCCTTCCGTCATGACGTTATCGGGAGGCCCCGCCGAATTGAGCAGCCGCGGATCGGTCGGCCGGCCATGAATACCGGCATTGCGTACCGCCTGCGCGAATTCGCCGAAATCGCGAAAGCCGAACGTCCCTGCCGCCCGGTTTTCCACCTGCACGCGATGCCCGCGCACCGGCTGCGGAGCCGGCCGCTGCGCCGCCGGCTGCGCCTGCGTCCCATTGCCGTTCGCATGCCCGTTTGCGGCGCCATTCGGCGCCGGCGAAACCAGATGCTGGTTCACCACCTCGAGCTGCTCGCGCCGCCGGATGTCGGCGAGTACCGCTTCCTGCTCCCGCATCGCGCCGTCGAATTCCTGCGCCTCGCTATCGGTCAGGTCGCGCTGCTCCTGATCCGCCATCGCCAAAATTGCGGTAGCTCTCGCCTGTATATCTGCTGATCGCTGCCGTTGTTCCTGAAGTGTTACTGACATAGAGAGTCACCGCCCTTTACGTTTGATTTTTGGTACTGCTCGAACACCTTCCGCCGCATCGCCGAGGCCTGCGCCCGGCGTGCATCCGCCCGCGGCCGTTTCGCCGCCGAGACCCGCAACCAGGCCGGCATGTTGCGGAATTTCATGCCCGCCGGAAAACCCGCTGCAATCGGCAGCGCTTCCTCGACCTGTTCACCGAAACCCGCCTCCACTGCTTCGGTTGCCGTGAACCAGGTTTCCGCATCCATCCAATCGGCCAGCCGCTTGCGGCCGGCCGCACTATGCCGCTGATAGGCATCGATCAGCGATTCTTTCGTTTCATCCAACACATCCGCCAGCTTGCGCAGCTCCTCCGCTTCGCCGAAGATCACCGCCGCCGGATTATGGATCATGAACGAGGCATTCGCCGCCAGCACGATGCGCCTGGCCGCCATCGCAATCACCGAAGCGATCGACCAGGCCATGCCATCGATATAGGCCGTCACCGGCACCGGCGCGCGCAGCAGGGCGTTATAAATCCCGAGGCCCTGAAAGACATCGCCGCCTGGCGAGTTGATCCGTACCGCTACTTCATCGGCCGCGCGGATGCCGTCTAAGCGCTGCGCCACCGTTTTGGCGGTTTCGCCGGCATCGTCCCACAGCAGGCCGGAGCCGCCGATAGCATCGTACAGGTAAATCGTTTCGGTACGGCTGTTACCGCTAGCCTGCGGCCGTCTCGCCGTCCGGGCGGATAGAATGGTTTCCGTCACGTCCTTCAGCTCCTCTACTAGGGAATGGGGATAAGACACTGGGCGGAGATGGCTGCAACCGTCTCCGCTCCATCTGCACGAGCTGCAAACGCCGCAACGCTTGCGTACCCGCTTTCACATCATCCGTTGCCGGAGCCGCTGCCTGCTCCGGCGTAAACAAATCCGTGCCGCCGCCGCCCGTTCCTTCGCGCGTCGCATCCGGCGTCTGTTCGCCGCGCGCTACCAGCGCCTCCGTCTGCGCTTCGCGATAGGCCAGGTCCGCTTCCGCCTGTTCCAGCTTGACGTGTGCCAGCGCTTCGAATTCATCAAGCGGCACCGTATTCAGTTGCACGGTTCGCAGCTCGCCATTCGACACATTGTCGAGGTCTTCCATCTGCCGCACATCGTTAATCGACAGGAAGCCATAGCGCAGCCCGATCGAATAGGCTTCATAGCGTGTCTTCAGATCGCCCTTCAGGATCGGCGCGAGCGAGTGCCGCGTGAAAAATTTCGAGCTGCGAACGCTGCCTTCGAACAGCTTGTAATCGACTTCCTGCTGCAGCCGGATCGTGGCCGGCAAAAAAGTTTCATTGAAGCAATCGATTTCCAGGCTTTCGATATTCGCGTAACTCGCTTCCTCGAGAATGCCAATCTTATGCTGCGGCACGCGAAACCAGCGGCACACTTCCTGCGCCTGAAACTGCCGGCTCTCGAGAAACTGCGCATCCCGCAGCGGCAATTGCAACTGGTGATAGCTCAAGCCGTTCTCGAGCAGCGGCACTTCACCGGCATGACGCCAGCCCATGTATAAATTGCGCCAGCTTCGTTTCAGCGCATCGGCATGTTCCTTATCCGGCATCTTGCCCGGAAACTCCATCCAGCCGGAAAGAAACGGCGCATTCTGAAAACCGATGGCGCCGAATTGCTCGAGTTCCTTACCGAACGAAATCGTCTGCGCCGCCTGCGAAACCGTGCTCAGACCGAACACGCCATTGGTGCCGATGTTCCGCCAGTGCAGCATGTTTTCCGCTCGAATCGTTCGATCCTCTTCGCCTAAATTGCCGCGCACGAAATAGACAAGATTGCCGCGGCTGTCGCGCTCCACATCCACCTGGCAGGAAGGAATCGGCCAGAGCTGATAGGGATAACCGTCATTGCCCCAGACGATTTCGGCATAGGCATTGCCCCAGCCCAGCATCTGCATGACAATCGCCTCGCGAAAATTCATGGCCGGCATGTCGTCGTTTGGCCGCCGGTTCAGCAGATACCAGGTCCGCAGGTCGGAGCGTTGCCGCGAGGCACCAGAAGGCAGCCGTTCAAAAACTTCCCATTCGAGCATGGCCAGCGTTTCGGCAATGACACGCATGCAAGCAAACACCGCCGAGTAAGTTAACGCCGTTTCCGGCGTCACGGGATAGGAACCCGGCACGCGCCGCGTTGCGATCCATCCGCCGGCCGCCTGGCGCGGATCGAGCCGGAACTGATTCAGGAAACGCACCGCACGCGAAAGCAAGGCCAGTACGGGATTTCGCGCCGCCGGCAGCGTGTTCGTCATAAGACAAACTCCGCTATGCTGGGAAGCATGCAAGCGATGCCCTGGCAAAACGCCCTGGCCGTTTTTATCGGCACATTGCCGATTCTTGGCCTGATCGCTTGGAATCTGATCGATGTTCGCAGCCAGTTGACGGAGATCCGCAAAGAACTGGCAGAGATACGGAAAGAACTGTCAAAGCTAACCGAGCGTGTCGCCACACTGGAAGAGCGTGACCGCTGGACGCATCCGGTAACACATCCGTAATTACTCATTTTCCGAACGCTCCGTATTCATCCCGCCGCCACTCCTGCTCGGATTCGCGGACCGTCAACCCGCCTAATGCCATCAGATCGAGCCGCACGATAGCCGGCCCTTCCGCACTCATACGCAGTTCGAGCGCATGCACCCCGAGTAACTCGAAACCATCCAGAAAAACCCGCGTACCGACCACTGGCCCGCCGCGCGCCGCGAAACCCTTCGGAACGACCACGTCGATATGCGGTCTGCTCATAAGCCGGCCAATTCATCCGAAACCCCAGCGCCGCGCGCTTCCGCAAATCCGCGAAACGGAACCGTGCGAAGCTCCGAGCGCGTCATGTAGGCATGCGGCACATCCTGATAGGCGCGAATCACGCGATCCGCCGCCAGAAACATCGCCACCGGCGCATCGATCTTATTCGCCCGCGTTTGCTTGCGCGGAAAATAATTATCATTCGCATCGCGCCGGCAAACGACATTCGACACCATCCAGGCCACCGCCGGATTCCCTTCATGCGCGATCTGTCCGGAGAGCAGCCAGGCCTCGGTTTCTTTCATGGCCGGCGAAAAAACAGCCGTAGTCTGCTTCGTGTCGGCAACCGGAATTTCAAACGAGCGCCGGTTGAGAATCGATAACAACGGCGGCAATTGCCAGGGGTCGGCCGCCAGCTCGCGCACCTCGTACCGCTTGCCGTCCGCTTCGAGCACATCCGCCAGCGCTTCAAAATCCTGAATGTTACCCGGCACGACCGTGATGTAACCTTGCCGCGCCCAGGTTTCGAGCAGCGCATTCTCTTCCTGCTCGAGTGCGCGCTCCGGAATCCACAGCCGGAACACGAGCCGGTGCTTCTCGCTCCCTGCCTGCGGAGGAAACCAGAGACACTCGGCAATCAAGTCGCTCTTGGTCGCCAGATCCAGCCCGACATAGCAGAATTCTCCCGGCTCGGGCAACACAAAGCCGGCCGCCGCCTGGCGCCAGTAGCGCAGATCGAGCCAGGCCTGAAACGCCGTCACCCATTGATTCGCACGCGTCGTCTGAAACGCCGCCAGCGATGCCGGCGAATGCTTCGCCTTGCGCGCCAGCGACTCGATATCCTCCAGGTACACCGATACCCCGAGATTCGGATTCGCTTTCGGCCAGTTCGCCGCCTCGAGTGCGTCATCGCCTTCATCGAGCGTGTAGATGGAACCGCCGACTGTCTCATCGGCAACCGTGCCTTCCAGAATCTTCGTCAGGTAGGAACGCACTTCATAACAGACACCGTACTGATTCGCGCCCGCCGTCGTAATCGCAAACAGCAGCGGCTGCCGGCGCGATCCGGTTGCCGTCTCGAGCACATCCCACAATTCACGATTGCGATGCGCATGAAATTCATCCACAATCGCGCCGTGAATATTTAAACCGTCGAGATGTTTTCCTTCTGCCGAGAGCGGCTTGAAGGTCGAAGCCGTGCGCAATTGCGTAATCGCATTCGCCATCGGCCACACGCCGAAGCGTTTTCGAAAACGCGCATCCCGTTCGACCAGGTGATGCGCATCGTTGAAGGAAAGACGTGCCTGCTCGCGTGTCGTCGCCGCACTGACAATCGTGGCACCGGCTTCGCTATCAGCGCACAGCAGATAGAGCGCCACCACAGCCGCTAATGTCGTTTTCCCGTTCTTGCGCGCCAGCTCGAGATACCAGAGACGAAAACGCCGCGCACGAGTATCGCGCCGGCGCCAGCCGAACAAGGTCGTAATTTGAAACGCCTGCCAAGGTTCCAGATGCATCGCCAAGCCGCGGCTGGCCCAGACACCATGCACATGTCCGAAACCCTCGAGAAACAGACAGACACGATGAGCCTGCTGCTGATCGAACCAATACGGCCCACTCTCGGACCAGCGCGCCAAGTCCTCAAGCTGCCTTTGGCAGGCCAGGCGCAGCCAGCGGCAAGCCGCTATCTCTCCTCGCGTCACCTGCTGTGCATACGCGAAAGCCGTAGCAACATACGGCGAAGTAACAGCAGGCATCGGGGAGGATAACACCTGAAAAAAACCCTTTCCAACCGATCGGACACAGACACCGCGTTGCGGAGGAGCAACCGTCAGGTGTAGGTCATCGGTATCTGTGCCCAATGGTCGGAACCGTCGTCAGGGGAGGAATCCGCCAGCATGTTGATGCGTGTGCGCGCGGCCGGCGAGAATCCGAGTTCCTGAATGCACTGCCGCAGAATCACCGATTGTGAATTCATGACATGCACGGCCGGATGCACCGTGCGAATGCCTTTATAACCGCGCGAGGTATAGCCGCTTTCATTCACTTCCTGTGCCGCCCGCACGTAGAGATCGAGCGCAATCACATACTGCACGAGAACGGCTGTGTCCACCTGGCGCACCAGATCAGGTGGACACGCCGCCAGCGTATCGCGCCAACTCAGACGCTGAAACTCATTCATCCAAACCGGCGCCTCGAGCGAAGGCGTGCCTTCCGGCTCCGGTTCATGCGCCGCTTGCCGGCACGGTTGTAGCGTGCCGTTCAATTGCTTGATGAGCGTCGGAACCGGATGTGACATGGCACCTTCCCCCTAAAGGCGCCGGAGAAAACATGGCAACTTCAAATTTTCCCTGCGCGCCCTTAGAACGTTTTGTTCAGCACTATAGCGCCGGATTTTTCCGAGTGCAAGCGGATTTTAACAAAAATTGCGCCAGACTACGGCGCCTTCGGCGAAAGCCGCCGGCTTGACGCGGCCGAAGCCAGGCGAAGCGCGGAAGTCCCCGTTCAACCCCCGCCACCCCAACTATTCCAATAGACGCGTATGTTCCAGGTAGCGTAGTACTTTTCCCATCGATGGAAGGTAGCATCAGATCCAGGCTCTGCCCCAAAGTGCCCGCTTCACACTGCATGCGACTCTAGCGCGGCGGGAACCGCTCCCTAGTCCATCCTCCGAATCTTTTAAACATCCCCCAGGCCTCCACCGCATATTAATAACGCGCACGTGCAGGCGTAATTATTCAGGAATTTTGCTGATTATTTCTTGCGATTTGTTTCGCGCGAATGGCAGGATTTGCATAATGCTTCGAGGTTTTCTTCCTCAAAGCGCAATTCCGGATAATCCCGTAACACCCGCCTATGGTGAATCTCCGCCGCGGCTGTCACCCGGCCGCGTGCCTGGCAGCGGACGCACAACGGATGTCGCATGAGGTAGGAACGGCGGAACTTGACCCAGTCGTAATCGTAACCGGCTTCATGCCGCGAGCGTTTCCCGGTCACCTGGCGCGCATGTTCGAGGCAATAACCGTTGCGCTCCGCCAATCGCGTGCAATACGGCTGCAGACAGGAGCGGACCACCCGGATGGACATACGCCTCGCCCCGGAGTATACTGCCTCCGACTACCCCCGAGCCTCATGCTGCAGCCCGTTCCGCTCCGCTTCACTCTCCGCTGATCCCGCCGCATCTTTCCCGCGAACTACACTTTTGGCGAGCACCCAACCCCCAATTGCACACGCGCGACTCAAGATCAGCAATAGAGAATAACTGCATATTCTCTATGAACACTGGTAATACCTAGATACTGTATCTAGACCCGCGCGCTCGCGAGAACATCGCGCGGCAGCCAGACTCGCGAACAAGCCCGTTTAGTATTACAATCCCCGAATGCATACGACGCGCCGCGGCCAGACCCGTCTCGAGCACCGCATCGAACATCGCCAGCGCGAATGTGCCCAGCTCCGAGAACAAATCGCCGACCCGCACCTGAACGAAAATCAGAAACGCTATCGACGGCAACGTTTAACACGCCTCGAGCGCGAAATCAGCGAATTGGAGCAAACGCTGCAAACGAGAGCAAGCGACCCAATCCCACTAGCGCCTGAATTCATCGCGAAAGATCGGCGCGCGCAGCAGACAGCCGAGGAGCTGGAGGTCTCAATCACCTTTCGCTGCCGCTGTCCCGAGTGCGGGAACTCTCATCGGCGCATTTTAAAACCAAACTTCTACGACTTCGCCGAATGATGGCGGCAGCGCCTTCACCAGGCGCGCCGCTTCGAATCCCGTCACCGCTAAGCAACCATCCGGCACATAGCGCCGCGCCGCTTCGAGCGTTTGTGTATAAGCCACGCCGGCACGCAGATTCGGCCGGAATTCATCAGCCAGGAACACCACGGCAAACGGCAGCGGAGGCGCGCTACGCACGATCGCCCAAGCCTGCAGCGGTTCAGTGCTTCGCGCCGGCGTCGTTCTTCGCAGGCGAAGGCGCAATTGGCGCAAACTTCTGCCTTTCATGCAGCAAATACGCCGCCAGCTGATCGCGCACCCTCACGGTTTTATCGCAACAGGCTTTCGAATCATCCGAACGCACGAGCGTGAATTGTCGGCACTTCGCGCAATACCGGCGGCGAATTTCATACCGCGGCAATTTGTACGGCCTTCGAGGCATTCGAGAAAATCATCGTCCCGAATTTCGAAAAACGCAAGAGGCCACCGGTTACAGGACTCCGCGCAACGGATCGAGGCGCGCCGCTTGCCGCGGCCGCACGTAATCGAGCACCGTCTGCAGATTGCGATGCCCGGTACGATGCATGATCGCGAGTTCCGACGCGCCGTTTGCGGCCGCCGTCGTAATCATGCCGGCGCGCAGCGAATGCGACCCGAAGCCACCAGCATCCTCCCCGATTTTGCGCAGCGTCTGCTGCACGATGACGTTGATGCGCTGCGCTTCAATCCCGGCAGCGCCGATCCGGTCCCCTCGATACACCCGCACAAAGACCGGACCCGGCTGCGAGCCGCGGACTTTGAGCCACGCTTCGAGCACGCGCACCGGACACGTCGCCGCATACGCACCGGCCGGAATCCGTACCTCACGGCCGCGGCCCTCCTGATCCGTCTTCGAACGCGGCTGCCACAAGACCAGCTCTCCGTTCTCGATTTCGACATGCGACATCTCGAGCGCCTCCAGCTCGCTCGAACGCCAGCCGGCCGCAAACCCGACTACCAGCAGCGCCCGGTTGCGTAAGTCAATCGGCCGGCAGGTTTCGAGATGCTCGCTCATGTCACGGAGCTGCTCGACCAGCAGCGCTTTCCGCATACGCCGTTCCTCGGTGATCTGCCGGCGAGCGCAGCGCAACAAGTCACACGCCGGCTGCACGCGTTCGGCATCCCCGGTAACGCGGTATTGATCCCGCAGCGCGGCCAGGTACACCGAGACGGTCGAGAGCCGCAATCCACGTTCCTGCAGGCACCAAACCACAAACAGTTCAATCACTTCCGGGGAGGCGTCGAGCGGCCGGCAACCAGCTTGCGCGCACCAGCTCGAAAATAAGCGCCAGCCGCAGGCATAGGCCAGGCTGGTGTTCGCCGCCTGCCGGTTCTGTTTCCAGCGGTCGCGCGTCACAGTGAGCGATTCGAGAGAGAGGAACATCGGGTACACCTTTTCCCCTTTGCTTTCAACGACAAAACGCCAAAATTTTGGAGTGATGGAAGCGGAGCGGGAGGAGAATTCCTAAAATC